CAAGCATCATTTTCTGCCAATGGAGCAGGACAGATTGACTTACGACTCCAGTATGTTGATGTATTAGTTTGTACATTTAGTTGACATGGCAAGATTAACTGCGAATGGGATACAATTTGATTTAGCAGATGCTAATAACTCCATTAATTCATATTATTGGATGTATCCTGCCAACACACAGAAGATGTTTTGGGAATCATCTGCACCTACTGGATGGACACAGGTAACAGATGTAAGTGTTAATAATAAGATGTTGAGAGTTGTTACTGGAACAGGTGGAGGAATATCCTCAGGTATTTTGAATTTTACTTCAACATTATCTTCTGTGAAGGACATTGAGATAACAGTTAATGAGACAAGGACTATTGTACCACCAGGTGGTACACCAAAGGTAATTGGTGACCATACTCTGACAGTAGCACAGTTACCAGAACACCAACATGTTCATACATTGGGACCTACTGGTGGTTCTGCTGCTACACCATTTAGTAATACTGGTGCTAGAATGATTGATGGATCAACTAATAGTGGTGGAGTAAATGAAGGAGCAGGTGGAGGTCCACATGACCATCCCTTTAGTGGAACAGTAAATATCACAGGAACGTATACAGCACAGGTAAACTTGGCAGTTCAATATGTCGATGTTATAATGTGTAAATTGGATTAATTTAACTAAATAACTTGACTTAGATTTAGTATGGCACAGTTAGAACCAGAAGATTTTTGTCCATTGATACAAGACAAGTGTAAAAAACTTGGTTGTTCATGGTACACACAAATTAGAGGTGCTAATCCACAAACAGGAGAAGCAGTTGATGAGTGGGGTTGTGCTGTTACATGGTTACCTATGTTATTAATAGAGAACTCTCAGCAATCTAGAGGTACTGGTGCTGCTGTTGAGTCATTTAGGAATGAAATGGTGAAGGCAAATGAAACTAACATTAATGTATTATCTGCTGCTGCACAGATGATGCAAGAAAGAAAAATCATCAATGCTACTGAGGTAGATGCAAAGGATGATGACAATGACCATACTCATAAACTTGGAGGTTCAAAATGAAGGATTTTACACTGATTGAACAGGATCGTTATATTAAACTTGATGGCACTGGTATATTCTTTACTGTAGAGAATTGGCCTTTTACTGATATTGAGCATCTATGGGCAATACAATGGAAGGATAATGGTACTGAAGATGGAGATGGATGGGTAGAGTATGATAGTCCTATTCCAAATACTCCTATCAAATTAAAAGAAATACATAAGTATGTTGAACATTATCGTTCCGAACTTAGTAGACAATTAGATGAGAAGAAGAGAAGAGAAGAGGAAGAAAGGAAGAAGACGGTATCTTGGGAAGAAGCAATGGCAGAACTTGAGTTGCAGATGGATACTATGCAGAAGAATCATGATGACTATGTGGTTGGATTAGAGAAGGATCATGACATGCAGATGCAGAGAGTATGGTCAACTACTGAGATGCATGAGAAGGAACATAAGCAACAAATGGAGTTCTTGATGAAGGATCATGAACTACAGATAGAACGTATTCAAAAGGTGCAGCAAGATGATCACAATACATTTTTTGAGAATCAAGATGCTGCTGAAGAGATAGCACAAGAGAGTCAGGAAATGTTTGAGAATGTCCCTGCTGATTCGCAGGTGACATTATTTGATGGAGAGGTTGATGAGTCATTGTTTGATGATTCTATTGATGATAAGTATTTTGAGAATGTTGTCACATCTCCAGAAGTTACTGGTGAGGTAGAAATACCAGCAGAACCAACAGCACAAGGAGATGACTTCTTTAAGAACTTTGATCTTAGCACACTTGACGATGAATTTAATTTAGAGATGATGTTTGAGGATGAAAATGAACCACAACCAGTGGTTAAAGAGATTGAGAATCTCATTGCTGAGGATGATACAGAAGATGCGAAGGTGAGTGACAATAACTAATGTTAACAGAGGGTAAAGTTTTGACAGATTACGAATGTACGGATGCAAGAGAGAAGAAACAATGTAGGAAAATTGCTAAAAAATTGATCAAAGTTGCAAAGAAACATCCTTCATGGTATACTCAGGAGGATGTTCAGTATGCTAAACTGATCAAAAGAGTTAACAAGAAAAAACCAGAATGACTGTTATAGGAGTCGCCCTATTTGGACTTGCTTCATTCGCATTAGCGGGTGCAGCATTTGCTCTAATGTGGAAGAATCTATCAGACATTAACAAACCGATTAAGGTCTATGTCAACGATCAGGATATTAATCACCCGAACCCATTAAGTTCGAGTAATCATCCAGAAGTAGCAGAGATTGAGACGGATGAAGAATTACTGGTTGTAAACTTCCCTACTCCTGAGACTCGTGATGATCTCACACAATCCTTACAGGATCGTATTGAAGAACTTAACGAGGATGGATGGGAAGATGATGATGACTCAGATGATGATGGCGATGTACCTGCCATAGTGCGGAGATGATTATGGATTCTTTTACCATTGAATTAAAAATAGGTGATAAAATTGACGTTGGTAAGTTTAGAAACGTCAGAACTACTATCACAGATATAAGTCTAGATGACCACGGTCAACCAGTAGTCCATACGGATAAAGGTGAGCGTAAAGCATTGGCATTTAGAGTTAGAAAGTTAGATGTATGAATGAGAAGTTCATTGAAAATAACTATCTAATTGTTCCTAACTTTATATCGAGTGAGAGAGCAGAGTCACTGGCATGTGACTTTAAAGATTATGCTAACAATTTTGATATCAAGAATGATGCTCAAGTTGATAAATGTCTTGGTAAGTATGATTATATCTCATTCGTAGAGTTATTATGTGAGAAGAATGTGCAGGTATCTCAACTGGTTGGTGAGACTGTTCTACCAACTTATACTTACGCAAGGATATATGAGAAGGGTGCTGTATTAACACCTCATGTTGATAAAGAAGAGTGTGAGATCTCTTTAACTGTTAACCTTGAGTGTGATGTCCCTTGGTCAATATGGATACAGACACCCAAAGGTGAGAAGAGAGAGGTTGAATTAAATCCAGGTGATGCCATGATATATTTTGGTATGACTGCACCACACTGGAGAGAAGAGTTTAATGGTAACATATGTACTCAGGTGTTCATGCACTATGTAAGGAGTAGAGGTCAATATGCTACATTCTATTTTAATAAGGAACGTAAGGTTGTGAATGATCCAATAAAACCAAAGATTGAACCAGCAAATGTTATTATTGATGATTCGTTTAATGAACCAAAGAGCAAGAATAGTCTCGACGAGTATATCCGAGTGTATGATAATATATTAACCGAGGAAGAGTGTAATAAGATATTAGCAGAGTATAAGGATTGTAGTGACTGGTATCAAGCAAAGGTTGGTGATGGTGTAGAGAAGAATCATGTTAGGAATTGTGAGATAGTACATATATCAACCAATGATATAGTCAACAAGAATTATGATAGTAGGAAGGAGATAGACAATATAGTTTTTAGTAAAGCAGGTGCTGCGGCACAGAAATATATTGAAGAGTTCCCTATGTGTACTATTACTACTGATAGTGGATATGATCTCTTGAGATATCATGCAGGAGGATTCTATACTATTCATACAGATAACTATGCAAAGAGTCCAAGGACAGTAGCAATGTCATTGATGTTGACTGATGATTATACTGGTGGAGAGTTTGCATTTTTTGATCGGGAGCATATTATTAAACCATCCAAGGGTTCAGCAGTGATCTTCCCTGCCAACTTTATGTACCCCCATGAGATCATGCCAGTCATTGATAATACTAGATATAGTATCATAACTTGGTTCACATAATATAAAGCAATCGTTAAGAGTTGACAATTGTGATATATACAGTATAATATGTGTTTAAACCAACACTTTTGTATCGTATGGCACTTTCTGAACAGGTGATCGAGTCTCTTTTAGAAGCAGAGTCTAATCTTCGTAATGCTTTAGCATTTGCTGCTCGTAATGAGCGACCTATGATTTGTAGAGAGATCGCAAAGATGATCTCATCCATTGATACAATACAGAGTGCTGATGGTATATTGGACGCATTAGAGAACCGTGACCAAGGATCGAGTGGTTCATATGGTTCATTCTTCAACCCAGACACCGAGGATTAAAACAATGATCGCCCTAGACCAAACCTATGAATCTTATCTTAAGGGAGATAAGAAGTTCCGCATTGATGGCATTGAGGAACGAGTAAGAGGATATGGATGGCATTGTGATGGTAATGAATTGAAGGGTCATTATGTCAACACAACTAACTACAAACTCATCTATGATATGGAAGGTAAGTTTGTATGTAAAGAAAAGATCTCACACTTGGTAAGTATATAATGAGTGGTGATTTACAACATTGTCTTGATGACGAACCAATCCTCTTTTATGATGAAGAGATGACAGTTACAAAACTAATTGTCTTGAAGCATAAAGGAGTTGAGTTTGATATGTATAAAAAGGTAATGAAAAAAATACATAAAGACACGACTATATAATATAGCATTTGGTAACGTGAATGGATGATGATCTACTTCGGTTGTATGAAGAAGGAATTAAGACGTTAGATGATATTAAGGTAGATTATGCTGCTAGGTTGTCAGCAAGGCAATATCAACCAGATGAAGTTCTATTAAAGACAGGACTTCTCTGTATTAAACTGACAGAGAATTATTTTGCAGAGCAAACATATATTGCAGATAAAGAAGAAGATCCTGTTAAGAAGAAGTTTAAGAGGAGAGAATTAGATAATAATTATAACATAGGATCATTTGTTATTGATGATAACAATAGAAAATATTATAGAGTCTTGCAGTTGACTGATGATGACGACTGTAAGACTCATTGTTTTGTAGGGATGACTGATGGTGTAGTATATAAACCACGGTCACAGACAGCAGCAAATAAGAAGGTAACATGGGATCTCAATGAATGTTTGAAACTTGCTGATTGGAGAGGATTCTACCTCAATCCAGATCCGAAGAACAATATGCCACTATAACAATCTGCACACTCTGTATGTACTAGGATTGTATTTACATGTATAATAAGGAGGTACTCAAGGGAACTGACTTATGAACGCTTTAACACCAGTTAAATTTGATTCTCCATCTTACGACAAGTACGAAGATGTGAAGAATAAGACTATTCAAGAGAGAGTTCTTGAGTGGACTAATGATTTATGTACAGCACTTGAAGAAGACTACAAAACTTATACTATGAGAGGTTGTCTTCATCAACCTAGTGTATATGGTAATACTAGACTTGAGCAAATCAAGGAAGGTACTTGGAAGGGAATGAAGTTCTCCTACACTGTTGGTAAGAAGTATATCAAAATCGTTCAAGAAGACTGGAACGATAGAGATAACTGTTATGATAGTGGTGGTGTTCATGCATTTGTTGACAAAAACACTGGTGAAGTTTATAAACCTGCATCTTGGAGAGCACCTGCAAAGCATGTTAGATATGACTTACGCATCATTCAAGAGCGTCAAGCATGTTATAACAGAGCGGATTGGGCAGGTGGATACCTTTATATGAGATAATCATGCCTTTATTAATCATTTTAATCAGTTCAACATCAATTGGTGTTGCCCTCGCACTTTACATCCTTCGCAAATACGATCCTCATGCCTAAAAAACTCTTCAAACCACAAACATTCAACTGTGACCTCACTGAGAGTCAAATCAGTACTATTCTCTATGTCCTTGAAGGATATGTTCAAGGCAACGATGATGAAGAACTTTGTAATGAAGTTGATGACATCTTTGAAGTCCTTGAGAATCTAGTACCTGCAAAGCATTATGATAATCCTGATGATGAACCAGATTGGACTAACAATCTTGAACCACCATTCACAACAGCAGAATACAGTAAGATCAAAGAATCTGTTGAACTTGAGAATGTGACAGATGAATGGTATGATGAGGGAGGTAACCTTAAGCATGTCTAAAGTTAATCGTTACACAAGAGCAGGACAGGATGGTAAACTTATCACTTGTCCTAAATGTTCTCAAACTGCTAAAGTATATCACTTTAGTTGGTCTGCACTCACATGTCAGTGTTGCAGGGAATCAGTAGACAAATCACAATGGGAGGTTTATGCAGCATGAGTGAATCATTAGATAGAATTGCTAGTAGTCTTGAGAAGATTGCTACTCTTATTGAAGAGAGATCTATCCACATTACCATTGATCATGGTCATATTGAGCATATAGATCATTTGGATCACATTGATGCTATTGATCATGCTAATATAGATGAGATACATGGTGATGTAATTACACACCCTAAAAAGTTTTAATCATGGCAACTTGGAACGCAAAATGTTATCTTGGAACCAAAGGAGGTTATCAAAACCTTCAAGTTGAAGCAGCAACAGTTAATGGTGCTCGTCAACAGTTTGAGAGAGTATATGGTTCTCAACAAACTATCAACATTGAGGAAGCAGACAGTTATGGTGGAGGTTTTGACATGGGTGCAATAGAAGGTTTTACTTCATTGCTATTCTGGGTTGGTGCGTTCCTTGTATTCATGTATTGGAAGTGGATTGTAGGAATTGCATTAGTCTTTGGAATACTATGGTTCTTTGTATGGTTATTTGAACAAAAGGAGAATAAAAAATGATAGAACTTTTTATTATCTTTGGAGGTGCTTACGCACTGTATACAGTAGGAATGGCGATTGCTACTGAACTTGATTATAGAGAGGTTAATAGAAAATGAGTACATCACATCATGAGGAGATTCTTCTAAACCTATTTGATGAGGTAACAGAGGAGTTCCCATATCTGGAAGAAGATGTTAGAATAGACATCACAAACCAGAGATTTGAGGAGTTATGCCAATGAGCAAAGACATGACTGCTAAAGAGAAGTTGTTCTTTGTAGCATCATTCATATGGATGATGCACTGGGGAGTACGTGTTGCATTTGCAACTATCACCACACTTGAGATGAGGTTCTTCTAATGCTGCTTTACAGCACATCAGGATATGGATACTCCAAACGTCTTTGTAAGGATATCCTTCAATGGTTTTGTGCTGAGTATATGCCAAGGCACAATATAGAGATAGATGTTCATCATTGTGGATTGGTGCATGATGATTCTTTTGGATTCTGTGATGTTACAGGTGGATTCAGAAGACCTAGAGAGTTTAAGATCACCTTGCAAGCAAGGATGAATAATCAAAACTACATTACAACAATGATGCATGAGTTGACTCATGTGCATCAATGGGTTAGTGGTAGTCTTACCAGTGTAGATCGTAAGATGAGATATAAGGGTGAGGTAATAAACAGAGATGATTATGATAACCAACCACATGAGATAGATGCTAGGAAGAGAGAACTAATATTATATGCACACTTCACAGGCAATCCCAAATATTACAGACACATTAAGAAGTGTCCCAATATGGCAGTACATGTGGGTTAGTGCATGTATAATAGATGTATACCAAAAGGATTCACTATGAACGACGATCTACTTCTCATCCAAGACCAAG